TGGTCGCATATGACCTGGCTGGTGTTCAACCAATGAACGGTCCTACTGGACTGATCTTCGCAATGCGTTCCCGCTACGCTTCACAAAGCGGAACCGAGACCTTCTTCGATGAAGTCGATACCGCATTCTCTGGTCAGGATGATGGTAACAACCTGACTCAGGGTCTCTACACCAAAGAAACTTCTGACGGAGCTTCTGTTGGTTTCGGTACTACCTCACCTGGCGCTAACCAAGGATCTAATCCTGGTCTGCTGAATGGTTCTATCAACCAGGCAGATTATGCCACAGGTCAAGGTATGCACACTGGTGACGCCGAGGACCTCGGATCCGAGGACGGTGATCACTTCAACCAGATGGCGTTCTCAATCGAGAAGGTCACTGTAACCGCTAAGTCCAGAGCACTCAAAGCTGAGTACTCCTTGGAACTGGCACAAGACCTCAAGGCAATCCACGGTCTGAACGCTGAAGCAGAACTGGCTAACATTCTCTCCACTGAGATCCTCGCTGAAATCAACAGAGAAGTTATCCGTACCATCTACAAGGCTGCTGAAACTGGTGCTCAGGCAAACGTTGCCACTGGCGGTATCTTCGACCTCGACGTTGACAGCAACGGTCGTTGGTCAGTTGAGAAGTTCAAAGGTCTTCTGTTCCAAATCGAGCGCGAAGCGAACGCAATCGCCCAACGCACTCGTAGAGGAAAGGGCAACATGATCCTCTGCTCCGCAGACGTTGCTTCCGCCCTGACCATGGCTGGTGTACTTGATTACACCCCAGCACTCAACGCTAACCTCAACGTTGATGACACTGGTAACACCTTCGCTGGTGTTCTGCAAGGTAAGTATCGTGTATACATCGATCCTTATTCTGCAAACAGTGCTGCCAACCAGTACTTCGTTGCTGGTTATAAGGGTTCATCTCCTTATGACGCTGGTCTGTTCTACTGCCCATATGTTCCTCTCCAAATGGTTCGTGCCGTTGGTGAGAACTCCTTCCAGCCAAAAATCGGATTTAAGACTCGCTACGGCATGGTCGCTAATCCATTCGCAGAAGGAACAACCCAAGGTCTGGGTCGTATCAAGGCAAGCGCCAACCGCTACTATCGTCGCGTTCGCGTTGACAACCTCATGTGATCCATTGGATTCACACTCCTCAGGACCCTTCGGGGTCCTTTTTTTATGCTTGACAGATCGGGCAGAGTCGTTTATAATTTACCCATAGTCAACCAGATCAAACATGAATTCCTTTGAACATTATCAACCGATCAGTGACGCACTTGAAATGGAGTTTAATCAAATGCAACCAAATACCGTAAATCACGAAGAAAACTTTGTTCCCTTTACTCGTGTTCGTCAGAACCACCGGCAACACATTCAGAAACTGGGATCTAACAGTGGATCAGGTCGTCAATGCACTTATCCCTGGCGTGATCCTGAATACCAAGTTGGAGATTCTTTCTTCAAGGCCTGCACCAAACGTGATGTTGATGAAGGCAAAGGTCGTCCCAATGTTCCTCCAACTCTGAAAGGAACAGGACGAGTTTGGAGGACAACAAAGGCATACAATAATATGACCAAGCAATACGGTTATTTCTGTGAACGCATTCAATGATAAAGAGAGGATCTTCGGATCCTCTTTTTTTATGTCTAAATAACTGAAATGTATCACCTTTATACTTTTCCACCACATGGAAGCTCCAGAAGAAGAATGGATGTTAACTATGCATATGGGCATTGATGAAGTACGTATGCTCTATGATCACATCTGTTATTCAATTAAAATGTGGCCTGGTGCTCCGGCAAGACCTGCAGAAGAACAAGAATATCTTCAGATACTTAAGAACAGGTTGTTCGCAATGATAATGGAACACACTCTAGATACTAAATAAAGATAAAACAATGAAAGCGTTTTATCAGTTCATTGAAGAAGCAGCAGCAAAAAGATGTAAGGTTGGATATTACTATTGCTTCACCGATAAAAAATGTAAGAAGATCCCTGGCGGTTACCATGTAGGTAGGGGTGGTTATCTTGAAAAAGATAATGACAACGATTCCGAGGATTCCAATGGATCAAAGAATGGTGGATCTAATGGTGGCAACGGTTCTAATGGTAATGGGAATGGCGGAAATGGTAATGGAGGCGGAGGAGAATGACGACACCGTGGACAAATCAAATTGACAATAGGAATTATCTCTCTCCTATTGGATTTAAATTTGCAATTACCAAAACACCTAAAGCAGACTTCTTTTCAAACTCTGCATCGATTCCTGGTATCAATCTTGGATTTGCATTACAACCAACTTATTTGAAAGATATTCCAGTCCCAGGTGACAAACTGACATACGGAGATTTTACTCTGAAGTTTTTTGTTGATGAGGACATGACCAATTATCTTGAAGTTCATAATTGGTTGAGAGGATTAGGTTTTCCAGAATCTGTTCAAGAACATTTAGATCTAAAGAGAGGTGATATATACAATCCAAGTACATCATTCAAAGATCAACAGAATGAGTACTCTGATGCAAGTTTGTTTATCTACAACAGCAATTACAATGAAGTTGCCAGAATTGATTTTAAGGATGTATTTCCTGTCTCTCTTTCCACAATCAATTTTGATGCAACTGCTTCGGACGTTAACTACGTCACCGCAGAAGCGACCTTTAAATATTCGATATATAATATAGAAGTTTTATGATGTAAAGTATGAATCTTGATGAAATTCAATTGTTATGGGAAGAAGATTCAAAAATAGACGAGGACGAGTTACATATAGAATCTACAAAGATTCCATCTCTTCATGCAAAATACTATAGAATTTTAAACAACATTCTCTTACTTAAAAAAATAGAGGAGAATAAGTTTAAGCAACTCAAAAAAGAAAAATGGCAATACTACACGGGTAAGGCAGACCCAGAGGTGTATATTGAAAAACCATTTGATCACAAAGTTTTGCGACAAGATGTAGATAAGTATATGGATGCAGATGAAGATCTCATCAAGATACTCAGCAAAATGGATTACTACCAGGTGATGTTAAATTATCTGGATAGTATTCTCAAAACAATTAACAATCGAACATACCAAATTAAAAACTCGATTGAGTGGCAGCAGTTTATTAGAGGATATAGTTGATGTCTGACCTGGTGATTCGCAAGAAGAATGAAGTTTACGTCACAGTCAAAGCAGAACCATACATCCACCAAGAACTATCGGATCATTTCACATTTGATGTTCCTGGTGCAAAGTTCATGCCTCAATACCGTAGTAAGTATTGGGATGGAAAGATAAGACTGTATAGTTCTCATACTGGAGAGATCTATGTAGGATTACTTGACAAAGTAGTTGCATGGGCAAAGAACTATGGTTACTCAGTAGAGTTTGAGAACAATAAGTTCTACGGAACTCCATTTGAAGAAAACAAGATGATCTCTTATCAGGGGGTCAAGGAATACATGACTCGTATTGCTCGATTCAAACCAAGAGACTATCAAGTTGATGCTGTCTTCGATGCTCTGAAATATAATCGTAAACTTTTGATCTCACCTACTGCCTCTGGTAAGTCACTAATGATCTATTCTGTAGTGAGATACTTTGCAGAGAAAGGTAAGAAGATTCTTCTTGTTGTTCCTACTACATCTCTTGTAGAGCAGATGTTTAAGGACTTTGAAGACTATGGTTGGAATGCAAGTGAATATTGTCACAAGATCTATTCTGGTAGAGAAAAGACAAATGAATATCCTGTCACGATTACAACCTGGCAATCTATCTACAAATTACCAAGACCATTCTTTAAAGATTTTGAAGTAGTGATTGGTGATGAGGCACACTTATTCAAGTCTAAGTCTCTCGTCAGCATCATGACCAAGATGGATAGTGCCAAGTATAGATTTGGTTTCACTGGTACTTTAGACGGCACACAGACGCATAAGTGGGTGTTAGAAGGATTGTTTGGTCCATCATACAAAGTCACTCAAACAAGAGAACTCATTGATAAGGGACATCTATCTCAACTACAGATTCATGTTCTTCTTCTCAAGCATGATTCGTATCAGTTTGAAACTTATGAAGACGAGGTTCAATATATTATTGGACATGAGAAGAGAAACAATTTTATTAAGAACTTAGTATTGGATCTGAAAGGAAATACTCTTGTTCTCTTCAGTAGGGTTTCTACCCATGGTGAACCACTTTACGAATTAATAAATAATTCTGTGAAAGGAAACCGAAAAGTATTTTATGTTCATGGTGGCATTGATGCTCAGGAAAGAGAAAGAGTAAGAGAAATTACAGAACAAGAACAGGATGCAATTATTGTTGCTTCATACGGAACTTTCTCAACAGGCATCAATATCAAGAATCTTCATAACGTAATCTTTGCATCACCATCCAAATCAAGAATTAGAAACTTACAATCCATTGGTCGAGTTCTAAGGAAAGGAGACAAAAAGAATCAAGCAGTGCTATATGATATTGCTGACGATACCACTTACAAGTCAAAGAAGAACTACACATTAAATCACCTAGTCGAAAGAATTAAAATTTACAACCAGGAGAAATTTAATTATGAAATCGTACCCGTTAATCTTAAATCAAAATGAATGAAGAATTCTATGCAGTAATAAAATTAATGTCTAGTGAAGAAATCTTTGCTAAAGTTACTCCCTGTGAAGAGGAAAATAGAACTTTATTATTGCTAGATAATCCAGTTACTTTTGAAAATATAGTTATCAAACATCTAGGAGCAGTTGCTATTA